TCTGGGAGATGGCGGTCTCCCGGCTGGAAGCGACCCAGGAACTCCTGAAGTCAGAGCTATCGGCTCGGAACTCTACTTCAGCGACCTAAATTGGCGTGAGTTCTTCGTCTTCCTTGCGGATGGCGATATCTTTCTATACAAGGAGTATATGAAAACATCCGTTGAGGATGTCTTAACTTTGCTCAAGCACTTCCAAGAGGAAAGGCAACGCAAGGCTAAACAAAACCACAATGGCTGATAAGATATCGGTAAGTTACGATGCGAATGTAGATGACCTCAAGAGGAAGCTTGATGAACTGATCGCAAAGAATCAGCAACTTTCCAATGCGGCCAATGCGGCCCAAAAAGCGATGTCGGGCCTTAACTCAAGCGTTACTGCCACGAACAACGCTTTCAATCAGTCCACGACCGTAATAAACAACTACAACAACTCGGTCAATACCACCAACAACAGCATAAACCAAATGAACAACTCTATGCGTCAAACGCAAAGAGAGGTTCAGCTTTTTGAGAAAGGACTGCAAAACATTGCAGGCAAAGTGGCTGCGGCCTTTACCGTACAATCAATAGTTCAATTTGGGGCATCTGTTATTGATACAACGAGGAAGGTTGAGCTTATGCAAAACCGACTTGCATTCGTGTTTGGCAGCGTTACCGGTGGGCGAGAGGCATTTGAAAGGCTCTACGATGTTTCACAAAAACTCGGCATAGGATTCCAAGAGCTTGGCGATGGTTTTGCCGGATTTGCGATTGCAGCGAAGATGGCCGGGTTCTCGGCCAAAGAGTCCGAGGGGATGTTTACTAAGGTGGCGATTGCGTTACGCGGAGCAGGGGCAAACTCGCTTCAAACCCAAAGATCCTTCTATGCCCTGCAACAAATGCTCTCCAAGGGCGTGGTTGCTGCGGAAGAATTGCGCAGGCAGTTGGGTGAAGCCTTGCCGGGCGCATCCGACTTGATGACCAAGGCATACAACCGCCTTCATCCTGCCCAACAAGTGACCAACCTTGAGTTCACGAAACTCCTTGAAAACGGGAAAATTATCTCTGCCGAGATATTGCCTGAAATGGCGAATGTATTGGAGGAAACATTTGCTCCTGCGGTTGCGGGTAAAGCCGGTTCTTTGGATGCATCCTTGACCAGGGTTACGAACTCGTGGGATAGGTTCAAGTTGGCGCTTGGCGAGGCGAACTTCCAATCGGTCATCTCTTTTACGACAGAACTTACAGAAGCTATAGACCTGCTTAATCTTTCACTCACCAACGAACGATTAAGCTTGTTGGAGCGCATTGCTATTGCTCTTAACGGCATATTCAATCCTGGCGTGAAGGATTTGCTGACTGCGCAACTTTATACCGAAAAAGTATTAAGCGACCAATTAAGAAAACAACAAGCGATTATTTACGCTTTGTCTGGTGAGTATAAAAATATGGGGGATGTGAGTGAGATATCTGCTATTCAGCGGAATAAACTTAACGAACAAGCCGCTTCCTCTCAAGCGGAGTTTAACAAATTGACTCTTGAGCAACTTGAGGAAAAGAGAAAAAGTGCTGCCGCAGAACTGAAAGACACCGAGCATCTCCTTAGTTTAGGCAAGGCAGGAACCGACCAACTCCGAATCAAAGGCAAAGCCTACCAAATGATTTTGGATAGGATGGAAGAGATACGGATAAAGAATAAAGAAACCGAAAAGCAGGAAGGTGATGCGATTGCAGCGGCCAAAGAACGCCTTGCCCTTGAGGAAACCCGCTTGCTCAAAACCACCGAAGGAACCACCGCGTATTACAACCAACTCATAAAGGTCATTGAGGCCCGTAAGGACTTGGTGAAACTTGAGAAGGCCAAAACGCCCAACCAAATGGGCCTTGACATTGCAAAGCTTGACAAAGACCTCAATAAGGCCAAGCAGATGATTACCTCCTTCACCCCCGAAATGGCAGACATCGTGGAAGAAGGCGTTTATGTGCCAAGCTTAGAGGCGTGGGAAAGGCTTGACAAGGACATCAAAGACCTCACGAAGCAGCAGTTGGAAGACCGCGCTGCCGCCATTCAAACCGAGATTCAACTTCACGAAGAAGGCACGGATAGGAGGCTTGAGTTGGAGAAGGCGTTGGTGATGGCGAAGGCCAAGCTTGCCGCCAAGGAAGCCGAGATTCAAGGCAAGACGGCCAAAGAGATTGAGGCCATCTTTGCCAAAGCCAACATTGACATCGCAGACCTTGACAAGAAGTTCTACGACAAAAAGAGGGAAGAGGCCGAAGAATATGCTGAGTTTTACAAGCGATTGCAGGACGGCTTGGATGGCTACGAAGGCAATTCCCTACAACGGAGAATCAAGGCTATCCGGGAATACTACGGCAAACTAAAAGCCGAGGCATTTCTCTACGGACGAACGAAGGAGGAAATGGACGCGCTTGACGCGGAAAGAGATAAGGCCATATTGAATGAAAAAGGCCAAACCTATGCCAACGCTCTTTCAGGGATAGGGGGTTTGTTTCGTGAACTGAATAATGTTCAAAAGACATTAAACGACAACGAACTCAATGACCTTCAAAAACAGTTAGACAATAAACTGATTACGGAAGAGCAGTACGAACAAAAAGTTGCCGAAATCAAAAAGAAGCAGTTTCAACAAGACAAACAAGCAGCCATTGCCGAAGCGTTGCTGAATATACCATTGGCTATTTTGCAGGGGTTTCGTAGCGGTGGGGCTTTGGGAGGAGCGATTGCGGCCATTGCGGCAGGCGCACAATTAGCAGCCATACAAGCAGCACAACCCCCGGCATTCAAAGATGGTGTCATTGATTTGCAAGGCCCAGGAACAGGGACATCCGATAGCATCCCTGCTCGTCTATCCCGTGGCGAATCGGTGATGACCGCAAGAGAAACCGCAGAATATAGGCCGGTTCTTCAGGCAATCCGTGATGGCGAATTTGAAACATTTGTAGCCAAACGATATACCGACTCAATGCGTAAGCAAGATGGATTAGGCAAATCGGGAGACTCTTTTGCCGAGAACATCGTAAATGCTTTTGATCTTCAGTCTGCCGAAATCATAAATGCCATCGGCAAGAATAAGAGGGTCAAGATTGACAATGTAAAAGAACTTGCAAGCGCGATTTTCCCTAACTCCATTCGGCATAGAGCCACAAGCAAAAAACTAAACTAATGGCCGTATTCAAGTTTTACCTCAACGGGACGGAAGTTGAGGAGCCGATGAATTGGATGGATTCCAAGTTTGAATACCGAAGAGACCCAGATCTTCCGGGACTTATTACGACTTTCATTGCGGATGTTGAGTTTTATGGGAATGCCTACGAAATCATAAAAACGGAATTTGAAACCGGTTTTGGATGTGGAGAAATTTTGGTTAAGATTGAAGAGCAATGTACGGACGGAATAAACCGAGACGGAATTATATTCTTGTCCGAAATAGACCTTGACTTGTATCGTTGCGTTGCCAAGTGCAACATTGAGGACAATACGATATATGGGAAATTGAGCAGATTGAAAGACGCAAAGGTTCAGGTTAACTGCGGAAAAACAGTTAATGGAAGCGTTCTTGCCCCTATATCTGACTTTCCAATGCCGTTTAGAACGGTTGGAAGCAGTTTGACACCCGCATTAGCAGGAGCATTAGACCCGCCTTTTGCAAAAATGTTTAAGTCATTTAGAGCGGCAGAGGTTTTGCAACAAATACTTGATTACATAACGGATAACGGAGCTACCATAGTATCTGATTTTTTGGGCATAGGGCCTGGCATCAATGTTGGCACAACCGCTAAATTCTATACCGAAAAAATATGTGGTATGATTTTGGGATGGACAGGCAATTTAGTGGTTCCGGGCGGTGACACCGTTGTTCAAGCAGTAACCTCTTGGACTGATATTTATGGAGACCCACAATCCGTTACCACGACTTTAGCCGGGCCACTTGACTCCAATAATGTTGGAAATCAAATAATAGTCTCTGTTTTATGGGATGGCACTGTTCCTGGAAATGAAATTGACTTAGTGCAAGGTGTAAATCCCAGAATCATTGAAGGGTTAAATGTCGGAAATGCTGACGTTGTTTATGTTGGGCAAACGATGCTGAGGTTTCGCTTTTTTCAC